TTCTTCATTCCATAAATATCTTTTGTCATCAGCAGGTCTATCAACTGGAGCTTTCCACTGACAAGTATCTTCATCTAATGTCCAACTTGAAAAAGGTTTTGGTGGAATAAAAGCATCTCTATCTTCATCATAAGTATATCCTTTTCCAGCATGATTTTTTCTAAAATTTCCATTGTAAGAAGTTTGTTTCCACATTGCCCAACCTGTTAGTTTTGTTAAAAAATCAATACCAAGAGATTCTACCTCATTACCACTTGCATCTTTGATAACATCATTGTTAACAGACAAAACTTCTATTACTTTATTATTGAGACCTATTTTTGCAAAACTAGCCATTATGTTGTGTAACTCCCTGATCCGTTAAAAACTAAAATTGTATTACTTCCAGATATTGAAACTGTTGGAGAACCTGATGTAGTTCCTGAATAATTAGCAGTTGGCATACTTAAAATAACAACACCTTTTCCACCAGCACCACCGACAGAATTACTTCCACCAACACCACTAGCTCCACCGCCGCCACCGCCAGTATTAGCAGTTCCAGCAGTTCCAACAGCATTTGTTTGTCCAGCGCCGCCTCCGCCTGCGCCTCCCGTTCCATTTGTTCCTCCAGCATAAACAGAACCTCCTCCACCACCTGCTCTTGTAACTGAAGAACCTGTTATTGAAGAAGCAGTTCCTGCTCCACCGTTTCCTGCATTAGTTCCTGAAGCGTTTGCACCCGCAGCTCCAGCGCCTCCGCCTCCGCCTGTTGCATATGGAGAGCCGTATGTATAATCTCCATTACCCCCATCATTACCTTGATCGGGAGTAACATCTGGTACATCACCAGAACCTCCAGAACCATTACCTGTACCTGATATTCCAGCACCTCCGCCGCCTGAACCTCCATCGGCACCATTTATTTCTGACGCGGCTAAGTTACCTCCGCCACCTCCGCCACCGGCAGATGTGATTGTTGTAACGCCTGAACCTGAAATAGATGAATCACTTCCACTAACTCCTCTTGATGGTGTTGAACCTGTCCCACCGGCACCACCATCACCTACTGTAACAGTTATTGTTGAACCACCGATAGTAAATCCACTTTGTGTTGAAGTTCTGTAACCTCCAGCGCCTCCGCCACCACCGTGATCGCAGCCGCCTCCGCCACCCCCACCGGCAATAACTAAAAAATCTATTGCATAAGGTTGAGGTGTTTCTAAACTTACAACATCATCACTTGTAGGAATCCAACCTTTAGTCGCTCCTGAATATACAATATGTATACCTTGACCGTTTGTATTATAAACTGGATTTGGTGATGTAGCACCTTGAAAATTTAAACCGTTTTGATTTATCGTTAAATTATTATTTACAAAATTTCTAGCGTAGTCCACAAACCATATTTCATCACCAACATTAGCTGAACCAGGTAATGTAGCGGTACAAGCATTTGAACTTGTATCAATCCAATATCCTTTATTTGCTTCTACTGTTACCGTTGTACCTGTTACTATAGTAGATTGCCATTCGACTCCTGCTGCAATAGTGACAGAACCTCCTAAATTAACTGCAGAGCCATTTATTGTTATTGCTGAATTTTGTAATTTTGCATTTGTGACAGCATTAGCTGAAATTTTTGCAGTTGTAACTGCATTATCAGGTAAAGTAAAAGTTCCACTTGATGCATCAAAGGTTGCACCAGCAGGAACCGAAACTGTATCTCCGCTCTCACCGACTGTAAGGCTTGTGCCTGATTTTGGTACTATTTGATCTACTTCAATTTTACTCATTATACTACCACTAATGTTCCACTTACTGTTAATGTTCCTGTTATACTTACTGGTCCTGCCAACACACCATTTTCAATTGTTTGGTCTTGTGAAATGGTTGCTGAGTGTGTGCTTACAAAATCTTGTGCTGACATAGATGGTGATGGCATTCTAGCTGCAGGCATAGTACAAAAAACATCTTTAGTACCTGCAGTAAAATTAACCAAAGTATCACTATTTGAAGAAGACAGGACAGTTTGCCTTGATAGTGTATCAGGTGTTGCATCTGTAACTGTTCCTATACCTACTTCAAATTCTGCAGGTGATGCACCAATATGTGAAATACAATAAAAGGTTTGATTCCCCGTACCTATTCCTGATACGAAGCTTTCAAAATCTTGTGAAGCACCTGCTAAATTGAGAGTTCCTGTTCCTTCAGTGGTGCTTGTCTCTTTTACTCTGTCATTTACAACTAGAGCCATACACCTCCTAACTTATTCTTAAAATAGCATTTGAACTGTTAAACGTTGGAAACTGAATAGTGAAAGTTCCAGCCGTAGCTGTTTTATCACCACCGAAATCCAAAACTGCAACAGCTTTGTCACTGTTAGACGTGTTATAAATTAAAGCGCCTCTTGCTGTTAAAGTAACTCCAGTAAATGATAACTCTGCAAAGTCTACGATTGCTACACCTGTATCAAGTGAAGTTTGTTGACCTGTTAATACGCCACCACCTTGTGCATATTGACCTGAGTCAGGAACTTGTCCTCCTGTACTATCACCAGGATATGCTGTAGTAGCTGCAGATAAATTTGCTGAAGAATCATACAGGGCTAATTTAAAAACATCTTGTCCGCTTTGGAATTCATGTCCGCCTTCTAATAATTCTTTTTTAAATGAATTGCATACTGCTTGTGCGATTGCCATAATATTCTCCTACATAGTTTTTTTAGTATTTGGCGACGGAGATCCAACTTGTAATCTTGGAACACCATCGTCGTATTCAGCTCTTCTACGTCTACCCATTTGTTGAAGAGCAAAAGCTTCTATAGCCTTATCATACCTTGTTTTATACAGGTTGTACATATCCATGGGGCCTTTTAGGTATGAAAAAACTTCTGCCAAAACTCCGTACAATAACATACCCTCTTGGTAAGTTGCTAAAAATGTATTTGTTGAGGCATCAAAATGTGGTGGATCAATAATATAATTTAATTGTGTTGCATATGCTTGATCCGGAGTTGGTGCAACAACTACTGAATTATCATCCCAATTAGCATAGTATTTAGGTTTACCAGTTGCGCCACTCCCATTAAATTCTGTTATAAAACTCGTGTCTTTCTTCTCCATAAAAGTTCTGTTGCTTGTAAGACTTGAAGAGTCAAAAACTTGTAAAGATCTTATCACTAAAAAACTTGATGGCATTTGTAAAAATCTTTTGTTAGCATTAAAGTTGGAAGTTGCATATTTACGTATATCATCATAATCTACACGTCCTGCAACATCTAATTCTACGTTTCTAATGTATCCGTCTATTAAGGTATCTGATAAAACATTACTATCAACTTCAGCATAACTTCTTACTCTAGTCAAAAAATCTGTATGTGTTACTGCCATTATGTAATACTCACTGTTATGGAGCCTAAAGATATTTTAGCCTCTCTTTTTCTATTTTCTTCCGCAGGGTCTTTTGGAATCATACCTCTGACTGAAGTTATATTATCAACACTTGTGATCGCAGCTCTTGCTGTTTGAAATGCAAAATCGCCTGGAAGTTTTAAATTTGCTACGGTTACTGGTCTACCTCCAGAATCAACTACAGATGTATCAGTAGGAGCTTGTGGATTTATAGCAGACATAATAGAGGGTTGTTGAAAAAATCTAGGTCTTGCGTTTTGAATTGCAATTTTGTCAGCTGTTATTTTTCTTCTTCTTATTTGAGGATGCTTTGATTCAAACTCAGATCTATGCACAAAAGACCCATTCCATTCTTTAACCATCTCGTTATATGGAAACTCCATACCAGATCTATCAGATATTGCTTTAGCATATTTACCTTTTGCAAAATTAGCCATTATACACCATCTCCAAAGTATGCTTGTGGTGAAATATATACGGATGTTCTTTGTCCGTCTTGATCAAGAGCTCTTTTCATTTCATCTTCATAAGCTAGTTTTAATGTCTGAGTTGCTTGTGGATTTATCATAAAAGATAAATAATAAGCTAAGCCACCAATCATACAAGGTATGAATCTATAAGCTACATCAGCATTATTAGTATAGCTTCCTGCATCTTCAATACGACCAATTGAGTAATATTTTAGATGAGTGTATGTATTTAAGTTTGGTGCAGAATATAAAAATATTTTTGGTGTTTTTAATCTATCCACATAATATTGTGAGGGTTGCCCTGTTTGTAATTTATTAGGTAATGCAGCGTATGATGATCTATCAATTTTTGTTAGAGAAATATCTGTAGTATCACTATTCTCACCACTTATCGAAGTTGAAGAAACAAAAGCCTCTAACACATCATTTACATCAGTAGCTGTTGTGTAAGATGCTTGTCCTGAAACTAATGCAACTTCTTTTAATTCTACTTTCCAAAGATGAACACCTCTATTACCCCACTCTGAAAACAATATGTTTAAATTTCTTCTTGCTCTTTTTAAATCATACCCAGAATCAGTCATTACTCCACATCGATTGTAAGCTTCTTGTACAATCTCTTCTATGCTCAAATCAAATGAAGTTGTTCCTGAAGTAGCCATTATTTAAATTCCTTTAATTTTTTATTTACAGTTTGTGCTGCTTCTTTATGTGCAGATGAGGTGCTTAAGCCTGCAGCTCTATTCTCATCGTATTCTTTTCTAAATAGTTTTTGAAATTTTTTTGATGCACCCTTTACAACAGGTACTCCAAATCTAAAAGCTACTCCTATAAATGGCATTATATAACTCCTCTGTAATAATCCATCATACCACCCTTACTTGCTTTAGCAAAGGTCTTGACGTTTGTTGGTTTTCCTCCAACACCTTGAGCTTTACTTCTTTTTCTCGCAACCGCAGAACGCCTTTGCGATTCTGTCATTCGGGCGGCTTTTGCAGCAGGCACGCATTTTGGGTATTTTCTTTTTGATCCACTTGCAGATTTTCTTCCACATGGTTTAAAACCTCCGCCTTTTTTCTTAGAACCAATATCGACCCATTTTTCTGCGAACCATTTTTTTAGTCCACTGGCCATTATTTTACTCCATTAAATTTAGTTCCTTGTATTGAAACTCCACCACCTCTAGAGTATTTGATAGTTCCGCCGATTGTGATTTGTTTTCTTTTTCCTTTTTTTGAACCTGTAATACCGTAAGAGTAATTATCACCTTCCTTGCTTAAATCAAAATAAGTTTCTGCAGGCTCTTTATAATCTGAATCTTTATATTTAGTAATGTTTGCACCACCAGTAATATCAATACCTTTTTTAGTTGTTATATTTACTTTTGGTCCTATTTCAGTTTTGTATTCATCTTCATATAAACTAACTTTTGGTTTTATAGTTCCGGGCTCTTTCCTTTTTACTACAGGACCTTGCATTGGTGGTTCAGGCAATCTTATTGGTCCCATATTTCCACCTCTAATTAAATTTTCTGTGTATTTTTTGATATCGCTCATATTAAATCCTTGTAGTAATCAGACATACCACCTTTATTCAATCCTAGTATTTCTTTTACTTTTCTATTTTTTGCCATTGCAACACCAACACCTAAAGGAGCTGAACCAACACCCATAGAATTTTCTTGCATCATTTTTTTGGCTTTTTGCATTTTTTTCTTATTTGCCAATCCTAAAGCCATAACACCTAATGCTGCTTTTACCATAGTACCACCCATTTTTTTCTTATTAACTTTTTTCTTAGCTCGTGATTCTTCTAATTTTTTATTTAAAAAAGCTTTCGCTGCTAAACCAACACCTGCAACTCCTGCAGCTATCTTACCTATTCTAGTTGCTTTCGCTGCTCTCAATGCTCTATCTTTAATTGCTTTTCTTTCAAGAAAAGATCTAGCTTCTAATTTTGTTTCAGGAGATCCTTTACCAGGGCCTAACTCAGGGTTTCTTCCTGTTTTTGTCATTCCCTTTATATCTTTAGTTTTTAATCTTTCAAAAACCTTTTCATGAGCTGGATGAAGTTTACCAGTTTTTTTATCTAATAGACCTTTTTCTTGCATTTTCAATTTTTCACTAAAAGTTAATTTACCCGTTTTAGCTTTAATCATTGCACCTTTTGCTGCTGGTTTGGGTCCTCTAAAATCTTTTCTTTTTACACCTGATGGATCTTTAATTTTACCTGCACATATTTTTGATGCGTAGGCATTAGCATAGGCGCTAGGGTATACCTTAAATTTTCTTTTAGCTGCTGCTTTTCCTCTTGGACAAAGTTTAGTCATTTAGTTCTCCTGTTTTAGTGGCCACTTTGAGAGATGTTTTCTCCTTTTTGCGGTCGTACAACTTTTTAGATTTTACCACTTTGGGTTTGAAAATGCTAGACCTTAGAATATTTACTATTGGATTTCTTTTTAATTGTTGCAATAACACGTCTTTTTTTCTTCTTCTCATCTCTAGCACCCCTAAGTTTGCCTTCGACTTGCTTTGACATTGATCCTCTACCTATAGCCATATTATTGTATCCATGGTGTATAATGAGTCTTACCATCAACTCGAGCAGCACGCAACCATTGTTGTCTATTGCTATTACGCGAGTATGAGCAATGAATCCAGCCCGACGATGGTTCGCCGTCTTTGTAAAATTCAAGGATTCCTTGGTCTACTTCAAGATTATCTCTAATCCAACGAGCTAGTTCTCTATTGTCAACACCTGGTATTTCAAAGTCAGCTGCAGCTGATTCTTCAGAAGCTGTATGTTGACTATTTATTGAACTACCAATTTCAACGCACAGCTGAGCACATCGAAATCCTGATGATATAATTAATGGTTTATCAAAATGTGATCTAATTGGTTGAAGCACATTTACAGCAAGAGCTTTCAAATTTTCTATTTGTTCAGGACTAGGATTGTTATTAATTCCTTTTCTTTCAGCTACTTGGCTTTTAGTAAGTTCGTCTAAAGTTATGTTTGCAGTTAATTTCATTTGTTCTCCTTAATTTTGTAAAACATATCGTCTGTATCATCTGTTACCCAATCTTTGTTTTCGACCGACCACTCTGTAGTTTGCACTTTATAGTCTGGCCAAGATCGATCAGTAGTATAGTTAGAAACGCTCCACAAGATACGATTATTAGGCTGAGCAGCATAATTGCCGTTATCAAGCGCCAATATATGTGCACACTTATGTTCTTGAGGAATTTCAGAATGCTCACAATCAATTTCATTAACTTCTGGACTCGCCCAATCGATTGTGAATTGATATTCTCCATTATAGAATTTTTTATCCTTTCCTAGAAATTTACCACGCTGCCCACTAAGAAAATCAAATTCAGTGACAGCAGGATAGTAACTAAAACAATTCCACAGTTCCAACTGGTCAACCGACATATTGGGCACTTCGGATCTACAAAATTGTTTTTGGAAA